TTTTTTGTATTTTATAATGTTTTTGTATTTTTCTGGACGTTAGTGACTGTTTGGAGGATTAAACAAATCAACTTTCGTCGGATTTTTCGGTGAACCAAGTCCGTAATCGACAGTCATGATCTTAGTCAAAGCTGGTAGTGAAAGAAGATCTCCTATTTTTCCAGCTAAGAAGGTGTGTTCGAGTTCACACATTTCAGGATCAGTGATTCGATAACGTTTTTGTATTTCGATGGAGGAGACGTAGAAGGTATCGGTATTATCCTCATTGTCAACTTTCCGATCGAATGTACGAAGGGCTTCCTCTGCAGTTGTGGTCATTTTGTGAATTCCAGTGGCGATGAGCATGTTAGTTTTCAGTTTGAATTCAGTCCGTGGGTATGCGCCATGGATCAATCCGTACTGAAATTCGGCAGCTCTTTGGTTTATATCGCCTCTACCGGGTAATTCACCACGACACACTCCTGATGCACGCAGGAGAACGCCAAGGTTCAGCATAGGTTGTAAATTTCCGTGAGTATCATAAACAGGTGAGTGTTTGAGAAACTGTATATCCGAATATTCAGTACACAAGTCGATAGTGACCCCGTACCCCGCGTTCAAAAAGGCGGTTTTTATAGTTTTCGAGGGATCATCTAGATCGATTGCTAATTTCGAAAATTCGGTTATAGCTAGTATCTCAGCGCAGTTATTTAAAACAGTAGTTAAGGTTGACCCTGAGTACAACATCGACTTATCACCTTTTAAAATTACTTTGTTTTTCCGATACTGGCGAGAACGTACAACGAATGGCATATCCAATTGATCAAGTACGCGTTTTAAATCTCGGTGTAAATACTTCGGCACTATCGCATAAAGAAGACGGAAGATTTCACGGTGAGATGCGTCGCATGATGCGATATCAACATTGTAGACTAGTACACCGTTAGGTGTACGGACAGAAATGCATGAATCATCACTGAAGTACGCGAAATAAAAGGCGCGTTCAGGATGTAGTAGTCGATGAAAGACTTCACGCAATTGTGCGGTATCAGGTTTCTTACAAAAGTTTGCATGACCATTAACGAAAGAAAGTTCGCGTTGGGCCATAGCGTTCTTTATGTAATCAGCAAGCACGAAACCCATTAGTGATGGTTCAACCCCAAAATCACCGATACAACGAGGCGGTTTTCCGGGTTTGGCGTATTCATCCTTTTTGAATTTCATGTCCACACATTTTATTACTTTCCACTGATCGAGGCCTTCCAAATTCAACATGACTTCCTTGTATCCATTTATACGTAGTGAGCGTTTCGGATGTGGATCGTCGTGATGGAGACGCGCTTCATTTTCCATGTCGGTATAACCGTCATAAAAAAGATCGGTCTCATTGTACATCTGTTCAATTTCG